ATACTAACAATTTGTCCTGTGCCAAAAACTCCATTAGCAACTCCAAAAGTATTATTCGCAGAAGTGTTTAAAACAAAGTTGCCCACATCAGTTGCTACTAAATTAGCTGAATTGGCTAGGCTTCGAGCTTGAGGCACATCTCTTAAATTTCCATCAACATCACTTACCGCATTCGCAGTTATCGAAGCTGAAAAAGTTACTGCGTCACCAAAACTTTTATTGGTTAAATCAGCAGTACCACTCGCGCTTAAATCACCTTGCAATCCAACACTTCCAAACACTTGCCACGCGCTTGCGTTAGCTGATGGATTATTGTTTAAATTACTAGCAATTCTTGATAAATAACTGTTTCGATCAGATTCCAAGAACACTACGTCATTAAGATTAAATGTTGTTGTAGATGTCCAATTGCCTTGAGCATTGAATCCTGTTTCAGCCGGAGTTGAACTATTTTCAAAACGACTGACCAACGCAACTAAACCAGAAGCAGAAGCACTAGCATTTATTTTATCGCCAGCAGCCATATTCACTGGAGCATCAAATGCTTTTAAGGTAGTGTTGCCAGTAACCGTTTGCGTTAATAACGTTGATTCGCTTGATGCACTACTGTCAAAATAAGACAGTGTTACGTTAAGATTTCCGCTTGTAGGATTTGATATTAATAAACTGTGCAACGATGCCTCTAACGTCGCTGGCACTGTTAATAACGTCGTGCTTGCGGTTCCTATCGATTTACTACCACCAACTAAAGCCATTTTTTTATCCTCCGAAAACTAAAGCCATTGCGACCGCTTGCGTTACTGCCTCACCTTTCGGCTCAAACGTATTAGTGGCTAGTGTTGTAATTTCTGCGGTTGTTAAAGTTACTGCGCCTGTTCTTGCTGACCCTCCAGTAATTTGAAAAGAAGTTACAGCAGTTCCAACATCAAAGGCTGCTCGATTGAAACTTGATCCATCAAACACTCTAAGAGTATTGCTACTTGTATTAAAGTATAATGCACCAGAAGCTAAAGCATCGCCATCATTATCCGTACTTGGATCACTTGATTTTGTACCTAAATAAATATCATCAAATTCATCAAACGCAGCAGCGGCATTTGTTGCCTGAGTTGCAGCGTTATTACTATGCGTTAAAGCAACTGCTTCGGAACTTGCTGCTGCTAGTTTTGAAGATTGAGCAGATGCAGCCGAAACTAATGCAGATGCAGCAGCACTGGCAGCATTCGTACCAGATCCTAGAATGTTATCTACATAAGCCTTTGAAGTTGCATGAGAACTCGCGGTAGGAGTTTCATTTAATCCTGTAACCCTACTTCCACCCATAGCAATATCGCCCGACATTGTGCCACCAGAGAGCGATAACTTTAAGGCATCAGCACTATCCATTTGGCTTTTCGGTACTGCTTGTAAACTGGTGCTTGCTGAACCTAAATTATTTATGGTATTGCCACCCATAGATAATGTGCCAGTAATTGACCCACCAGTTAATGCTAACTTCGTTCCTATTGCTGACGTAACATTAGAATGAAACTCTGGATCATCATTAATTGCATCTGATATTTCACCAAGAGTATTTAACAAAGTAGGCGCATTTGATACTAAATTACTAATTGAATCATCTACATATTTTTTAGTAGCTGCGTCAGTGTTTGCAGTCGGAGCAGATAATCCAGTCAGTGTTGCCGTGGTGGAAGCATCTAAGTCTAATTTCCCTGTAACAATTAAGTTGGCTACTGTGGAGGTACCAGTTGTATGATTAACCGTTCCTGTTAAATCACCAGAATAACTTCCGTGAAAAGAACCATGAACATTCCCTGCTGAAACTGTATTTGCTATAACTGAAGCTGCGCTAACAGGGCCATTAATTTTGGTTGAAGCATTAATTATTGTAAAAGTACCTGTTGATGCTGAGGAAGCACCAATAACCATTCCATCAATTGTTCCACCGCTTGCAGTTAATAAACTCGTAGATAATGCACTTGGACTAAATGTTCCTGTACTTACAAAATTCCCTGCAACACTTAAGCCACTTGTTATTTCTGCACTACTATCAACTGTTAATTTTCCTGTAAGTCTTAAAGTATCTCCACTTGAACCTGCTTGAAAATCTTTAATATGGCTCATTAATTCTCTAATCGAGTTATTGACTAGAGATGGAGCCATGCCTTCTGATAGGTTAATAGATCCAACATCGGTATTATTTGATGCATTTTGTGAATATTCTGAGATTTTTGTTTTTGCCATTATATTATTCCGTTGATATTAAAAATTGACCAAAACCAATCTGTTTTGCTTTTTCTTGTAACTGCTCGCTTACTGCTTGAACATTTTTTTGAGTGGCTTTCCCTAAAAGTTTTGATGCTAGTTTTGGGTCAAGCATTGCATCAACTAATAACTCTCGCACCATTTGATCTGGTGAATTGTATAAAAACTGTAAAGGCAAAGTTATTTTTGAAGCAATCGGGCCAACATCTCCAAAGGTTTGCTTTCCGATAATATCTCCAATAATATTTGCAACAGAAAAGTTTTTAAAAGTAGGAGAACCGGGAGTTCGTACCGCAGGTGATTGGCCTGCTAAACCCAGATCAATATCTCTGGATATATTTTGCAGTGTTGCTAATTGCGTTTTTGTTAAAACATCTTTTAACTTATCTTTTTTATCTGAAACAAGTTTTCTAAATGTTACTGGGCGAATGGTTTCAAAGCCTGTTAAAGGGTCTTGCTGACCACCTTCTATTGATTTTATTTCTATCTCACGAATTTTTTTTTGTTGCTCTATTGGTTTTGTAAGTTCTGAATATTTTTTTAAATAATTTCTGTAACCTAGAGCAACTTTATCTATTTCATTGCTTATAAAATTTCTTAGTTGTGTAAGTTCACCTTTAGCAAGTTTAAAGTTTTCTGCTTTGGAACCAACGATTTTTCCTTGAATGTAATCGTTTATATTCTGACGAATAGAATCAAGCCTTCTTACATCGCCAGTTTCATTTTCTATTTGCGATTTAAATTGTTTCATAGCAGAGTTCACCGCTTCTCTTGCCCCAGTAGGACCAGAGGATATTGATTCAATTTTCTCCAAAATAGAATCTACATCTACAACTCTTCCTGCATCTTCTGCCTTTTTGAAAGCAGTCTCTCGCAATGGGTTTGTAAATGTATCTCTGGATTTTTCTGCCTGAGCAATATTATCTGGGTCTGTAAACTTTTCTAATAAAATTCTTCTAGCTGCATTATTTTTCGCAATTCTTTCGGAAAACTTTGCAGTTTCATCGAAAGATCGAATTGGTTGTTCTGCACTTGCCAACCCAACATCTTTTGATGCTCCTGCCGTCATAGGCATAGATCCTGGTATGGTTGGTTTTGAAGCGTCAATATTTGCTTTTGCTGAAACTGGATCTCTTGCTAGTTGGTTTAAAACATTTCCGACAATTACTTCTCGGCCTTCTTCTGTAAATGGTTGCACCGTTGACTTTGCACCTCTTGCAATAGACTCCGCTCCTATCTTTGCTCCTGCTCCACCACTAGGAACTAAAGTGCCTGAACCAATTCCATAGGCTAATTGTTCTAATGGCGGTCTTCCTCCTTCTCTTGCCGCACCAACTGCAAGGGCCGCGGCTCCACCACCTGCCGTTTGAAAACTAGGTCCACCCATAGTGAAAAAATCTTTTAATGGTTCTGCTTTTTTCCCAAAAAGGTTGGGAAGTTTTTCTGCTGCTTTATACACTGAACCAACACCAGAACCCGCAGATAAAACATCTTGTACAATTCTCTCTGTTTTCCCTTTTGGATCAGGAAGATTTAAATAATCTTTTCCTAGGAGTTGATTAAATGCCTGAGATACTGGCATAAACGTACTTTTCCCAGATACAGGAGAGCCGGTTGCAACATTGGCTACTAAATTTAAAGGGTCCCCAACTAGACTTAAAAACGATGCAGGGCCGCTTATTGCTCCCCTTGCTGTTAAACCTAACTGCCTGATTAATTCTTTTGTTGTATCTGATACTTTTTTTGGAACTTGATATTCGTTTCCAAAATAATCTATGTATGGAGCAGTTGAAGGTTTAGGAGTTGATGTTTGTTTTTGCGCAATCATCGAATCCAACTCTTCATCTGTAAGTTTGGATAAATCCATGGTCAATCCTTATATTATCGTTGCCGTTTTCTTTTCTCTTCAAGCAATTCTTCTAATGTAGGAGTTCGGCCCACATTGGATTGTTGATTTGGTTGTTGTTGATTTGTTGTGTTTCCTTGATCTAAATCAGGAAGTCTTTTTATTGCTTTTCCTGCTGATGCTCTCATGCCTTTTTCTGCGTTTTTTCTTGCTTGTCTCTTGGCTTCTATAACTTTTTGACTGTCTCCAATTTGCGGGAAAAATTTAACAAAGTCTCTTTCAAATTCTATTTCTGAAATAACTGCTCCAGACTCTTTTCGTAAATTTGCAGTTATCCAATCCATCGCTGCATTTTTATAAACTTGTCTATTAGGAGAGGTAAAAATATTCTCAACAGTTGAACCAACAAATGGAAATATTCCTGCTAATTTTGCAGAAATCTCAGGCTTGTTAGCAACATCTCGAATGGAAACTGGTTTTCCGTTTATTAATATTGGTTTCCCAGTTTTATCAAATGCTTGGGAGTCAATCCTTTTGTTTGCTCCTAACATTCTGGTTAAGAAAGTGGCTGCTTGTGCCTCTGCTTGATTTCCAATATCTCCTTCTGCTGCTCTTTTTTCTGCGGATTGTCGTATGCCTAAACCTACCTCATCTCTTTGTGTCTTCCCAACATTTTCAATCAATCGATTTACACTGCTCGCAACCTGATTAATTGCATTTATATCTAATGGATTTGATAGATCATAAACTCCCACATCAATCCCTTCAATTATGCTTTTGAAAGCAGCAAGTTTTCCAGGTTCTACACCTGCCGAAATTGCTGTTTCGTATTGCAATCGATATGGGTTTGAACTTGTTCCTCCACCAGTATTCATTGCATTGATTTGCCTTGATGACTGAGTTCCCTCTTTTATGCTTTTTAAAATATTTCCCGTTACTATTGGGTCAATAGCTTGCATTTGTTTAATGCTGTCAGAGGTAATTCCACTTTGGTTAATAATATTTTTAATTTGATTTTGTTTAATTAGGGGCGCAAGTTTAATCATATCCGCACGATTTTTTCTATCCTGCTCTGTCTTATACATTTGTTGTTGCATTACATTTTGAAACCCTTGTTGTAGGTTTTGTCCTATCGATTGCCTAGGGTTTAAAAGTGCAGTGCCAATCGCAAATAAAGGATTCCCCAGTAAACCTAATAATCCTTGTTGACTTTGTGATTGTGGTTGATTAACAGCACCTAATAACCCTCCTCGTATTTGTGCGCCTCTATCTCCACTAATTCCACCACCAGATAATGCACCTCCCCTAGCCATAGTATTCATAGCGTTTGTTGGATTAAGCGCAGAAGTTGCGAAACTAGGCATAGTCATATTTCTTTGTTGATCTGTTTGAGAACCACTTATACCACCCATAAGATTCATAGCAGGTGATATATTTTTGCTCATAGCCTGTGCTTTTAACAAATCATCAAGCAAACTTTGTCTATACATATTTCGTGCTTGATTTCTGTTTAAATTGTTTTGTGAAGCACCAAATAAAGATTGAAAAAAGTTTTTCATTATAATGCCCCTAATAGTCCTGTTCCTAATGCTATTGGCATTGCATAAGGACCAAGTGCAGGAATAGAACTAGCTAATGCACCTCCTGCTAATGCCCCTCCTAGTAAACCTTGAATACCCCCTCTAGGAACTTGAGCCGTCGTTCTGCCCCCTAAAGGTGCGCCATAAGCTGCACTAAGGAAATTTTGCAATCTTTGTTGAGGAATATTTTGTTGGAAATCAAATCTGTTGATCGCATCTTGTAAAGCCTGTTGCTGATACCCTTCTGCTATTTGACCTGTTTGCAATAATTGACCAATATCAGCATAATCCTGTTGCGCTAACATCGGTGCTTGTTGAGCTGCCATCAGTTGATTCTGTCTTTCTCTTGCAAAGTTATCAAACGCTAATGCACCTGCTGTATCTGATAAAGATTTTGTGAATTGCCCCGTTGCTCGATCTTGTAGTTGACCCATTGCACCTGAACCATATCTTCCTGCCATTGATGCCTGAGAATTAATCTGATTCATAGCATCAAAATATTTTTGCGTTGCTGCATCTGCTGCCGTTTGAAACCTTTGCTGAAAATATGGATTAGTTGCTCCTAACATATCTCCTTCAATTGTGCTTAAGTATTGTTGCTGTGCAGCCGGTACTAATGGATTTCCTTCTAATGCCCTGTTCTGCATAGCTGCTAATCCGCTTTGCGTTTGCTGACTAGGGCCAACAAATGTTTGTGCCGGGAAGAAAGAAGGTGTCGCAGATTGATATAACCTTTGTGCTTCACCTAGCCCATATTGGACAAATGGAGCCTGCGTAGGAGATAACTCCTGTATTTGTGTTTGCGTTCCACCACCACTCATGATAATTCCTTAATGTATTTTCTGGGTACAAATCCTAGTTGTTTAGATTTTTTAATCCAACCCTTGCGCCACGATTCAAAACTAATTTTTTTCATTTTCAAGTCTTTTGCAACTTCTTCTATTAATTTCCATTTTACTGCATCTGGAATATTTTGTTCGCAATATCCAGCCCATAAATGTAGAGTATCAATTTCCTGACATTGAACAACAACAAACCCGAAAGGCTTTTCTTCATAAAACCCTAACCAGAGCATTGATCGACCAGAAAGACAGTCCGCATAGATATCTTCTGGAATCCAACGCTCTGGGCTTTGGGATAAAATTATCTCTAATTTTGGCCTAACATAAAACCAAAAATCTCTTAGGTTATTTGGTTCAATAAACTTTTTATTCAACCTAGAATTGCGAAAACAAAAGTTCTTTCACTCGAGGTATTAACCGCATGAGTAATAACTGCACTACCATCGGCTCTTTCGCTAACAAACATATTGCCCACAAAAGTCATAGCTGCCGAACTTGTTGGGGTAAACAACAAAACACTATCCTCACCGATTCTTGGATCATTAATACTCGTTTCTGTTGCACTAGCAGCAGTAAGAGTTACGCTAGAAGTATTATTTAATTTACCACCCATCGCATTGTTAACTACTTCGCTAATCTGTCTAGGATCAGCCCCGGAATATGGTAAAACTCGATAATTACTCAACGATTACCTCTTGGTTTAATATCTATCTCCACCGAAACTGCTGATGTATAGTTTCCACTTGGCAAAACTTTAATGCGATGATAACGACCATGACTGCGCAAAGAGCATCTGTTTTCGTTATCTGCTTCGCTTGCATCACCAAAAATAACATCGCTATCTAATCGATCTCTACTCGCCACAGCTACACTAGCAGTTCCATTATCTACTTGAGGTTTTGCTAATGTAATTATACTGTTTTTATTTGTTAAATCGCCTGTAATAATTTCTGCTTTAGCATTTGCTCCACTAAAAGCAACTATTTTTGTTCCTTCAACTCCTGCAAGTAAAGTATTATTTGCTAACCAAAATCTATCATCTAACGATATATCTAAATCATCTAATGAACCACTATAATTATCTAACGACTCTAATGTAATTCCTTCTGTTTCTACTCCTGCAATAAAATCTGCTGTTGTTTCTCCTCTGCTCCATCTTTGTACTTGAAAGTTATAAATTAAAACAGATTGTACAGATGAATTATTTGTATATAACCAAAAAACACATCTTCTAACAGGATCAACAGCACAACTCATTGTATTCAACAATGCTAATTCTGCATCATTAAAAAAGAATCTATCTATTTTTTCTGCCCCTATCGGAACAATTTTTTGTCCATCACAATAATAAAATCCATCATCACTTAAAAAGAAAGATAAACTTCCATACTGTGCTATTGATCTAGGTTCTAAACAACCTAAACCTCTACTAAGTGTATCAAACTGAAAATATAATGGTGCACCTGCATAAGTCATTCTGCTAATACTTTTTTCTAAAAATATTAATCCAAATTCACCACCTTGTACTCCAACGACGTTGCCCCCATCTGGGATATCTTGAAAATCCGACTGACTTGCAGGGCCACTTATCCAATCAGTCTCATCATTTA